ACTCCGCTTTCATCATGGTCTAATGCTAGAATAAAACGAGTGCCTGTAGCTATACTTCTCAATTTAGTGGCCGCATCAAACAAGAAGTTTGCACTAAATACGCAAGCTACAGGCAAATTAGTTGCTTCATGGATTGTTGCAGATGTTGAGTAACCCTCTGCTAAAACTAACTTTTCACATTTTGGTAAATCTTTGAATGTAGTACCAATTAAAAATACATTACCTTTGATTTCTGACGCGGTAACAAACTTTTTTCTGCCCTTTTTATCAATATACTGTAGAGATCGTAAGTTGCCTGATGTAGAATAAACAGGAACAATTAAGTTTCCATTTAATTGTTTCAACCCATAACTTTTAACTTTTTTATTTGTGAGATACTCATGCTTGCTAACGCTTTTACATATATCAAATCTTTGCTTTACCTCAATAGCCACTTCATCTTGTCGCAGTTTCCTTTGCTCGTTAGCTTTGCGCGTAGTTTCTTGCATTTGTTCGTGTAATGCTTGTCTATCTACTGCGGGCAGAGTATTAGTATCTATAGAACTCCATTTGCCTTCAAACCCATTACGCCAGTTGCCAAAAGTTGCAAAGTAGTGATCGCCTAATTGGTTTACAACATAATAACCAGACTTTTGACCGCCTGTATCTGGTTTTGTGCCGTTTGCTTTGACAGGCACACGCACGATCTCGCCAGTTATTTCTAAATAGTCAACGCACAACCCATGCGATTGCATTTCGGAAACTAAATCATTTGTATTTTTGCCTTTGCTAAATCCTAAATCATTTAGTATTACTTTCTTCTTGAAGTATTTTGTTAGATCCATTTGCGGCTCTCTCGTCATCTAACTGGGCTTGTTTGTTAGCCCAATTTAAGTAATGTCTAACAATTGATGTAAAAACTTTTTTCCTATTTTCTCTTTGCCATTCATGTAATGGTTTATGTTTCTCACTCTTTGTTAAACTCGTATAAGTTTCTTTTGTTTGTGCAATAGCATATTCAATACCAAGATCATTTAGTTGTGCTTTGTTTGGTAATCTCTCACACTTACCAATTAACTTTAAATGTTCCATACTGCACGCTCCAAGCCAATATTCATTGTCTTTGTATAAAAATGGGCCAGCTGGTGCTTTGCAATAAGCACACAGCGTTGGCCTTTTGTTGTTACTAAAAAGGAATGTCGTCATCATCAGACGGGCTTGATTCTACCGCGTCTAAATCTTTTTGACTTGGCGATACTTGTATATCAGCAGTATCATCTTTTGTTTTTGATACAGCTTGCCAAGTATTACCAAAATCTTCATCAATAACTAGATAACCATTTTCATCTTTTTTTAATGAAGCAGATACACTTTTACCCATAAACGCAGTAGTAGTATCTTTTGGCGGTTCTTTTAAACCCATAGCTTGTGCCATTAATAACATTGATTTGACACCAATGTCAGCATATTTAGGATTGTCATGTGCAACTGTAAATGTATGGTTAATTTTAATACCATGTCCGTCAACCTCAAAATACATTTTGCAAGCACGCCAACCATTCTTACCTTCAATTAAATCTTCATCTTCACCCACCCAGTTTAAAACATGTCTGCCAGGCTCAACACTTGATCTGCTTTCAGTATTAACATCATAATTAGTTAGATCCATTTCTTTTCTCCTTATTTATATCCAACATTTATATCCAGGACACTTGTCCTCTTCTGCGCCACAATATTTACAATAACCATCTTCATACTGTTCTTCATCAACTTCATCACGATTGTTGTAACTTATTGATTTGCGGGTATTTTCAATATTTTCTGGCTCTAATGCGTAATGTAAACGCATATACAAAGGCATAAAATTTTTCATTTAATCATAGCCTCTCTAATAGTTTTCCATTCAAAAGGCATTTCTGGATCAAGTGAAAATCTATTTTTTGCTTGAAAACCAGGACCAGCTTCAGTAAATATTGTTCTGTCGCCTTGTTTCATTTTGGTAGTCATGTTGCCACCCTTACCTTTGACTTGGATAGTACCAATCTTGTAATTAGCAAACAACACACAATCGCTGTGTTCTATTACTAGATCAGCTGCTTTTCTGTGTAGTTTTATTTGGTGGCGATCATGCGGTTCATTACTTGGATCTTCATATCTTCGTATCTCGTTGTGCGCTATCTGTAAGATCGTAAAACCTTTCTTACGCAACTGATTAATAAGACCAAGGTAATCCTTCCAAGTTTCCAAAGCAACAGCGTAGCCTTTACCATAAGCGGGACTGCTTATCTCAGGCCAACCATTCTCTTGGCATACATGCTCTTGTAGTAAAGTTTCAAGCCAATCTAAACTATCTATAACGACAGTTTTGTATTCGCTTTTCTCTTCTATTAAAGATTTAAGATTGCCTTCAAACTCTTCATAGCTTTGTGCTACAGGAAAGTGAGGACATTCTATCTTACCAATACCATCTTCTGTCTGCACAATGATAGGTTTGTTCATTGACGCACCAAAAGATGTTTTACCGATACCGCCTGGACCATACAAAGTAATGATAGGCGGTTTGAGTTGTGCTTTTGTTCTAATATTAGCTAACGACATTAGATTCCTCTTTTTTGTCAGCTTCTAATATAGTTTTCATTCGCACTTCATATTGTGCAAGAATAATCATTAGATCATCCCTGTTATTGTCAACCATAGCTAACGCTTGTTTTTTTTCCTGCCAACGAGCAAACAAAACCTTTGCTTCGTTTGGCATTTCATCAACAACATACTCAGGGCCGTCCCCAAATTGTATTGTGTTTTTTGGTGCTTCTGGCACATCTTGTTGTGTATTATCTTTTTTAGACATTTACATTCTCCCTTTTTTTTGAGTTATAAGTATTACATATACTTTTAGCATTACACCAGCGACAGCCAGCTTCACTATAATTATATGTAGGTATTTCTTCAAAACATGCCTCTGCGGCTGGCTTTAAAGTTTCATAGCCCCATTCAACCAAGTTTATGGCTGATATGTAGTATGATCGGATATGGCCGTCTTTGTGCCAACCTCTTGGCTGCACAATGGTCATTTGAACTTGTGTATCTTCGTTACCATAACGAGATAATGCACCTAAAGCATAAATGCGTAACTGTGGATTGTCAGGCTCAACAGCCCATTTACCAGATTTTAAATCAACTATTTCTAGATGGTTTTTACTTAATAATATAGCGTCAGCCGTTCCCCATAACTCATTGTGTATCTCTGGCATATTTACTTTTTCTTCAATAAGTGGTCTGGCTATATCAAGATCGTGCATACGCTTATCAATATATTCTACATAAACTTTTGCACAATCAACCATGTCTTGATCTACTGTAATATCAAAATCCTCAACATGATGTGTGCTACCAAGATAGTATTCTTCAAGCGTCAAATTTTGTAATCTCCCTTTTAATAATGTTTCTACCATTTCGTGTATCAATGTACCCGTTGCGGCTGGCACGCCTACCTTGTATTCTACTTGTTGCGCAAGTTTTGGCATCCCTGGACAGGACATCCAAATCTTTGCTGCACTAGGACTTAGTAATGCGTGAGCCATTTATGGATCTATAAGATTCTTGTTCCATTCTGACAACATCTTTGAGATCATATCTTATCTTACCACCTATTTTAAAATAGTTTGGTCCTTGTCCTCTTTGTCGTCTATTGTCTATAGATTTTTTTGTTACGCCCCAGCGCTCAGCTAATTCGTTTGCGTCTATAGTCTTGGAAATGTCAAAAGTAATTTTGTCATCAGATTCAAATATTTCCATAATTTTCCCTTTTTTTATATATAAGTGTTAATATAGCATAATATTACTTAAAGTGGAGAAAAAATATGAAAAAAAATAATATTGATGAGTGGGATCAATCAATAGATAGATTGGCAACCAACAACCAAGTTGACGGCGACCATTACAAACAGCATAGCATACAACCAATAGAATATATATATGCAAATAAACTAACTTATAACTTAGGCAGTACACTTAAATACATAACCAGAAACAAAGGCGGTAAAGAAGATAGAATAAAAGACCTTATGAAGGCCAAACACTTTATTGATCTTGAATTAGAAATGGTTTACGGCGTGGATCAAGAAGGCGAGAACATAGGCAAGTACACCATTGAAGTAACTATTGATTAATTTTGTATAGCTTCTATGGTTTCTTGTACTTCTTTTTGCACTATTTCTGGATATTGTCCTTGTAACATTTGTCTGGCTTTCTCTTGATTTGTTCTAAATATTTTTGCAATAGCATCTTGTTTTGCAGATGTTGTCAATCTGTTATATCCAGGTGATGTAACTAACCTAGCAATTATTTGTTTTGTTTCTAAAATTTGTTGATTTGCTAATAATGTTTCGTATTGTTGCGGTGTAAGTTTTACATTACCAATAGTTCTTTTTGGAAAAGGTGGCGTATAGCCTAGGTTTACAAACTCATTAAAGACTACATCATCTGTAACTGTTGAAACTCTTACAGGTGAGTACCTACCACCCAACGGATCAAATGTTGGTGTGAATGTTCTTATTTCGCCAAACACATTTCTTTTTGGTGGCAAATCAACAGAGGTACGAGTGCCAGTTGTACCAACGATTTCCGGAAATCTATTTACAAAACTATCACTAAAAGTTTGAACATCTCTTATTACAGGATCGTCAGCTTTCCTTTCGTAGTATGTAAATGTAGGCACAAAACTAGAAACAAACCTTTGTATTGTAGCTTCACCATATCTATCTGGATCATTTATCATTTCAATAGTGTCACTAAGACCAGTTAAAAAAGTTTTGTTTGTAATGTTTTCTGAAAATGATGCAGCCAACATAGACATCAGCTTACCAAGTTCTACATTTTCCTCGGCTGTAAGCTGTCTATCAACATACTTACCAATGTCAGACATATCTGCGGTTATACCAAAAAGAATACCAACAGGTTCAAACCTATTATAACTATAATATTTATCACCAATTCTAAGTGAATATGGTTGCCAGCCTGTTTCCATTAATATTGATTTTTCTCTGCTATCAGTAGGCCCACGACCAGTTATAAGGCCAGAGTTTGCATAATACAATACAGAACTACCAATGGCAGCACCGACAGCTAATTTTGCTCTTTGCAAGTCTGCTACCTCACCACCTTGTTGTATGGCTCTTTTATACCTTTCACCCAACAATCCAGCAGGCGTACGCTCAAAAGCGTAATTAACTATGTTGACTGGAGTTCTTATAAAAGGCGTAATAAATCTTAATGCTGGGTATCTTTGCACAATTTTTTGAAAAGCCTGTCCACCCGTACCCAACGGATTTGTAAATGTTTGGTATCTACCAGCATCTATTGCGTCTATGTGAACATCTGGTGCTAGTTCTTCTGGATTACGCATAATCTCGTAAGCCCTGACTAACCCTTTCTTTTCTTTTTGTGATTGTCTAAATGCTCTGCCCCACAACTCTTGTCTGTAACCAATAGATTTAAAAAAAGCATCTTCTGCAACAAGCGCCGTGCCTGGCAATCTAACTACCCTACCTAAAATACCTGGTATTGTTTCTTGTCTATTAAGTTCTAGTTTTGTAAGCGGATCTACTGCCTCGCCAGTTATAATAGCCCTACCAGCCGCGCGCAAGCCGTCTATCGTTCCATATAAAGTACCTAATACTCTTGCTCCAGCCTCGCCAAATGTAACAATGTTTTCACCGCCACGCACCTTACCTATTGCTGCTGCTGTAATATATTCTATAGGTGTAAGGCCAGCAACAAGTGTATTTGAAAGCGTGTTGACAATGTGTGTTGATGGTGAAGATAACAAAGCATTGATCCAAAACTCTTGTATGTAATCTAGAAATGTCGGCTTGTATTGATCTCTGGTAAATTTTGCTAACGCAGCTGGATCGTCTAACAAACTCATTTTGTTTGCTATATCTTTTATTACATCATCACCGCCTTTTAAAGCGACAAATTCTTTAATTAATTTATCTCTCTCTTTTGGACTTTTACCAGATGCAGGCCCAACACTTTCTCTAAAAGATCGTAAAGCCCTACCAGCTTCAGCAGTAATACCAGCTATTTGTTCTTGTATTGCTGCCGCACGGGCCATAGCAACCTGAAAATTAATTAGATCAACCTGTGATGCGTTTACATCTTTTGCAATTTTTGCAAGATCGTATGCTTCAGATATTGCTTCGTCAAACAATATTCTGGCTGCATAAGCCTGTTCTGAGTTGAAAGCCTGTCCGACTTTTCTTTTAAATAATGTTGCGTCTGACAAACCTAAATCTCTTGCAAGTGCCTCTAGGTTTTCACCTTTGCTACCAAACTTTACAACATTTCTTCTGGCATCTAAAAAGCTATCATTGTCAGTAGCAATTGTGTTTATAATATCTTTGATTTCATCTGGCTCATTGATTTTTGTTAGATTAATATTACCAGCAAATTTTTCTTCGCCTATGTTTTCTATGGATCTCTCTGGCCTTGTACTAAAACCAACATCTTTTGATGTAAATGATTCTGGCACATCATCTATAGTATTTCTTGGTGGTATGACATCAAGATCATCCAAGGTGATTGATCTGCTTTTTTCCATAGCCATCATTTCTTGGTATATTTCATCAGTTTGTTGTTTAGATATAGCTAATTTTTCTTGTTGATCTACTACATTTGCTATCGCATTATCCCTTTCAAATATTTTGTTGAGAACTTTGTTTAATTGTTCTTCACTTAATCCTACTGGATCTATATTTTCAGCCTCTAAGGTTTCTAAAATATTATCAATTTCTTTTTGTTTTTCATAATATCTAATCATTTCTGGTTCAAATTGTGGTAAAACTGTGTTTTTCTCTAATGCCTCAAACAAATCATTTGGCGTTAATTCTTTTGGTTTGCCCTCGGTTTCTCTAATACCCTTACCAGTGCCTTGGAAAAAATCAAATTCATCAAGTTGTTCTAACAGTTCATCAGCAACACTTGATTTAACTCTACCAGTAGCAGGACTTACTGGCGCGTTTGGTGCTGTATATGCTAAAGGAAAGTTTGATGTATCATAACCAAGCGCTGATGCTATTTCTTCAAAATCAGGATCATTTCTTGGAACTCTGCCTTTTAGCAAACTTCTTACAGTCAAAACTTCTGGCCTTTGTCTTGGATCTGGGTTTCTCAAACTAGGGGGTAATATTTTATTTTTTGGCGTGGGTTGTTCTATCGCTGCGCCAAGAGGCGTACCCTCTGCAATAATTTCTTGTGGCGTGTCTTGTACCACTAAAGGCTCTTGTGTTTTTTGTGTTTCTTGTATTTGTTCTACTACATCATTTTCTTTTTTAGCTGCTCTAAGTTTGCCAATAGTACGCAAAGCAGCATCTACAGGAACACCTAGCGCTGCACCCTCTAAGGCCATTTTGAATCTTGCTTCAGCAGCTTTATCATTAGGATCTGCTTGTAAATATTCTGTAACAGGGTTTGGTAGTTTTGATTGTATTAAATTAGATACTCTTTGTTCATAAGGACTAAAAGCAAACTGTTCAGCAATAGCACCTATACCAGCGCCTTTTGCAATTTTTTGTTTTGTTGTTGTTGCTTTTATGGGATCTAAAAGTTTTGCAAATTTAGTAAACACGGGCAAATAACCAGCAACATCACGAGCAAAAGATCCACCTAAATATGTTGGCTCTTCAACTTCTGGTAATGTTATTTTTGGATTGCCAAATGGTTTGCCTGGACCTGTTGGTGAAATATCTTGTAGTGTATCTATTGTAGCTTGTGTAACATCTCTTGCTGCACCGCCTAAAGTTCTAAATAAATTTGTTGCATAGCCTACTTTTTCTGTTGTTTGCAAAAAAGGATCAGTGGGTTTTTTAGATAATGTTTTATCCAGAAAAGGATCTGTTGGTAAAAAAGGATCGCGTGGCATTATTGTCCTTTAATATATTGTATATTATCCCTTTTAAAAGCATCGCCATCTTTAAGATTATCATATATTTTTCGTTGCTCTTCTGCCGATAAACCAGTTAAATCTGGTATTTCATTTTGTTGTACTTGCGAAATTGATTGTGCGCCTATGCCCTCGATAGTTCTAGTTAAAGGATCAGCTTTTCTCAAAACTTGCAATACCAATTCATCTTCTGGTGTTAATTGATAATTAGGTATTGTTCTAATTTTATTTAAAATTTCAGCTGCATATTCGCTTTGTGTTTTTGGTTTTGGTGGTTGTGAAAATTTGATAGCTAAATCTATTCCTTGCTCCGAGGTCAACAAATTAGCTAAATTTTGAAAACTTTCAGGGTAGATATCTAAATTATTTTCTTTCCATGTTTCCCATGCTTTTTCTTGTTCTTTGATTCTTTTATTATTGTCAGCTATTTGTTTTATTTGTAATGCTCTTGCTGAAAAATTTTCATCCCCACGCAAAGCACCGCCTAACGCTATAAGCATAGTTCCTAAACCAGTCAAATCTTTTTTTGGTTTTTGTTGTTTTTGATTTTGTGTAGTTGGTTTTCCTGCTGACATTATAATTCCTTGTAATTAACAATGTAATAACCATCTTCTCTTTGTGAAACAGCACTTGGCTTGTATTTCATTACTTCTTGTGCTAGAACACCAAAGGTAGGGCTGTCTATGCCAATATTTTTAGCTTTTTCATTCCATTCCCAAGTGTAGAGTTTGTGTCCTTGTTCTGACATTCCAATATAATTTATATTTGTTTTTAATCGGACATCACTTATAAGTCCAGCAGTCATAGCAGTCCCTAATAATTCAGCACCAGTCCCTAATACATCCCCAAGGCCAGTTTTTTGTTTGCCAGTGGTAGTAGTAGTTGTCAAAGGTATTCCTATACCAGCCTGTAATAAACCAAGCTGTTGGGGTCCATAACCTAGCGCTCTTTGGAACTCGCCTCTTGCAGCATCTATACCTGCTTGTTGTAAAAGTTGTTGTTGTTGTCCTATGCCACTTAACAAGCCAAGGTTTTGTAGTTGTGATCCTTGTAAACCACCAAGTAAACCAGCTTGTTGCTGTCTTGCTCTTAGTTCTAGTTGTGGGGCAAACATAGCCAATTGTTGTTGTCTTGCTAGATCTCTTTCCGCCGCCCTCTGCGCTTGCTCGAAACCAGCTTGTCGTAAGTTTGCTGCTGTTCTTGCTTGTGCTTCAATAAATGGTCTTTGTGATTCTGATTCTAACAATGCAGATCGTGAGCCACCAAACGCGCCTGCCCTGATTGCTCTATCCTGCGCGCCACCACGCGCTATATCTGCCTGTCTTTGTATATCGCCTAGCGCTTGATCTATCACTTGTTGTTGAAACGGCGATTGATATTGTTCTATCGGCGCAGTAAGTAATGATCCTACTTGACCTGTCATAGGTCTTTGTTGTTGTGCTAGTCCTTGTAATGCTTGCGTAGGATCAAACGCCATACTAGATTCAAATAGTCCTCTTGTCGCCTGAAACTGCCTCAGTTGATCTGGATTAAATCCAGCGACCATTGGGCCTGTATAAGGTATAAATGGCTGTTGTGAGAGTCCTCTGGCTCTGCTAAATAATTCTTTAAACTGTGCTTCCTGGAAGGCAGGTAAACTAGTGTCCTGAACTGTTGTGGTTTTTCCTTTGCTCATAAGTCTTTTCTTATTAAATATTCTGTTTCAAATCCAAGATGTTTTATTTTTCTAATCCATCCTTTTCTACCGCCACCATAAAGTCTTTTTATACCAGCTGCCTTTGCAAATGCTTCTATTGACGGCAACATTTGTTCTAATTCTTTATAGTCACCACCACAAAACAAAAGGTTTAACGCTTTTACTTGTGGATATAGTACAAACTCTGTTATATAAGCAGACCTTTTGCCTGGCCATAAGTGGAATATTCCTGATCTTATTTTATCTTCTATATCATCAATTGTATAGGAATCTTGATACTTTACTGCTTTTTCAATAAAAGGCTTACATCTGGTCCATTCTTGTTCCCAAGGCTGTTTTTCTTGTGTTTTAAGTTCTACTACTTTATTAGTCGCCTTTTGCATACTCAATCAAACTTGCTGTGACATACAATTTGTTTGCGTCAGCAGCGGTTACTTTTAATATTTCTCCTGCTTTTACTACCAAACTTTTTGACAAAAGTTCTGCGGTAGTATCAGCTGCAATAATGTGTTCGTTATACAAACTAAATACATTACTTGATGTATCAGTTACAGTTAAAGTGATGTTGGTTTGACCAGCGGTATTGTTATTAACCAATATTGATTCAACTATAGTAAAATCAAATGCAGTACCAGTAGGAGATGTATAAAGGGTAGTGACACTATTAGTTGTTAGATATACCTTTGCGTTATCAGCTTTTTGTAAATACTGTCGTTGTGAGGATAGATCCATTATCTTCTGCCTCTATTACGCAAGTTTAGTCTTATGTTGCCAACTTGAAAATCTTGTGTTGTACCGCCTGTTACTGTCATTTGCACTTGTCTTGCAGTAAACCTAGCGTCTGTATAACCATCATTTTCAAATGTAAAACTACCAAAATCTGTTTCTGATCCTAGTGGCGTAAACTTTCCTTTAAAACTAATTGTTACACCAGGCAAAGTATTTGCTTCTTCGTCTGGTATGATTTGATTGCATTGAACATAATTATCGCCATTCCCTAGTTCTATAGGACCAGTTGTGCAAAATGGAACACTTGTTCCCAAGTTTGGCGAAGCGTTTAATGTGGTAGATTCGTGTTGATAAATAAAACCGCTTGAATCCCCAGCAATCGGAAAGTCAAATACTCCTTGATCTATCCAACATCCTCTGTCTAAAGATCCAATAGCCCATGTATTTTCTCTGTAGTTCCAAATGACATACTTGTTTGGTAAATATTGATTGCTACCGACTGGAAAACCCCACCATAACTCGTTAAAGTTTGAGTTGTGTCCACCCCAGCAGGCTGCTCTGCCTGGAACATTTAGATTGTCATACACAAAATCATGCACATCACATTGTATTTCTCTTACTGCACCATCATAAATAAAAAATGAGTTTTCACCCATCCAAGATAAAAAGTTGCCTGTACCAACCACTGATCTTCTACTAACTGCTTTACAGTTTGAGCCTGCCGTTGATATACCATAAACAAATGGTGATCCTGTATAGTACATTCTATTAATGCCAGTATCACTAAATATTATTACATCATTTTGATATTTGACACCTAGTAAGGCTCTACCGCCTGTAGGTATCTGTAGATCACCAGCGGTATTTGTAGGGCTTGATGTCCAAGTATTACGATCTTCTCTGTCGGACCATGATATTTTTCTTGGATCTCCACCTGAACCTATGGCTACTAGATGCCTTTCGTTAGTGACTACAATGGCCTGACAGCCAGTAGGTGCGTTTGTAACAACTGTTCCTATGGTATCTGCTGTACCTCCTGAAACTGGCCTCCATTTGTAAATTTTCCCATCACCAGAAAAACAAAATATTAAATCTTCACCCCAATTGTCAAAAGAAAAGTGGCCAGATGCTAGTGGTAAACCTGATTGTGAACGAGCGTCACCATAATCTTCAACGCCCCAATGATAAGCACCATATCCAAGTGGATCATTTGAAGCATCATTTACAAAACCAGATGGTGTTATGTTTACTACGGAGTTTTTATATAGAACATATACTTTTTGTCTTGTTCCTATAGCTAAAATAGATTCGCCTGTATTATCTGCATAGGCATACATACCAATAGGCTCGCCGTCTAAAGCTGTTGCTATAAGTTTTGACCAACCGCCTATGGGTTTGAGAAAACCATTTTCAAAGCGTATTAGATCCCCGTCAACCCAACGACCTTTGTTTGCATAATCAGTACCATTTTTGACTATGCCAGCGGGCGGTGTGACGGGCAACAGAGCCATGTTAGCTATTCGCTGTTATATATGCTTTTCCAGTAGTAACAGCTGTATTGCAAGTTTCTTTTTTACTATTGGTAGAATCAACTATATTAGGTGTACCATCATTACTATCTACTGGCTTGTATAACAAAATAGTTTCTAAATGATCTACATTTCTTTGCACCACTTCGTTGATTTCAGCTTGTGTCCAAGTTGATACAGTGACATTTCCATCTGGATCAATTATTCCACCTGCATATATTGATTTATTACCATTAGTGTTAATGTCGTCAATAACTGTAACGCTATCAAGTCCTACTGTTAAACATTGATTTACTGTTTGTGCCATAATTATTCTCCTTTTAAAGTTTGTATTTCGGCTTTTAATTCATCTACTTCTGCTGAAAGTTCTTTTACTGCATTAATTAAAACTGGTACAAATTTTGAATATGTAAGACCATAATTACCATCTGCATTTTTATCAGTAAGTATAGATGTTTTATCTTCTACCTTATATCCATATTCTCTCTCTAGTACTTCAACATCTTGTGCTAATAAACCACCACATAATTTTTCTTTTTTATGAGTACCATCAGGCTTACCATTTTCATAGTCAGACCTCATATCCCATCTATAAGTAACAGGATTTAGTTTATTGACTAAGTCTAATCCCATTGTTAATGGTTCAATATCTGTTTTATCTCTTTTATCTGAAGTAACTGTCCAATCTATTTTAATATAAGCATTTGTACTACTGTTATTACCTATAACAATATTATTGCTTTGTGATGTAATACTTCCACTAGGGCTAGGTCCATCTCCTGCTCTATATCCTACAAAAACATTATCACTACCTGATGTAACATCTCTACCTGATTGAAGTCCAATAGCTGTGTTATATAAAGCTGTAGTAAGTGCAACACATGATTCATACCCTACAGCAGTATTTTGTTGACCACTTGTACTTGCTTTTAATGCTTCATATCCTATAGCAGTATTATATGACTGATTACCATTAAAAAAAGCCTGAAAACCAACTACTGTATTAGCAAAGCCAGTCGTATTAGTAATCATAGCATCAAGACCCATAGCAGTATTACTATGACCAGTTGTATTTGCTGTTAAACAATCAGTTCCAACTGCTATGTTGTAACTTCCTGTAGTATTTGCTCTAAGAGCATCTTTTCCAAGTGCTGTATTTGCAGTTCCTGTGCTATTATCTAATAAAGCAGAATAGCCAAATGCGGAATTAGAACTTGCAGTCGTATTAGAACCTAATGCACCAACACCAACAGCAACATTAAAAGTACCAGTTGTATTAGATTCAAGTGCAGCAAAAGCTACTCCACTTGTTCCACTACCTATAGCAGTATTATCATTAGCAGTTGTATTAGACGAAAGTGCTGCTGCACCAATGGCTGTATTTCTTGTTCCCGTTGAATTAGCATCTAATGATAATGCACCAACAGCTACATTAGTGGCACCAGTTGTATTAGCTTCAAGTGCAGCTTTACCAACTGCAGTATTTGATGATGCTGTTGTATTACCACTTAATGCTTGTACTCCAACAGCTGTGTTTGAAGCACCTGTGGTATTGGCATCTAATGCTAATGCACCAACAGCAGTATTTGTTGCACCTGTCGTGTTTTCTTTAAGACAACCATCACCAACAGCAGTGTTAAAATCAGCAGTAGTATTGGCATCCAAAGCATTTGTTCCAACAGCAGTATTACGACTTCCTGTTGTATTATTATCGAGAGCCTGTCTACCAACCGCTGTATTGTTTGTGCCTGTGGTATTAGCATCTAAAGATTGTGAGCCAACTGCCGTATTACTTTCGCCTGTTGTGTTTGAAATCATAGAACTATGACCAATAGCAGTATTATGAGATGCTGTTGTGTTACCACCTAAAGCATGAACTCCCATAGCAACGTTATTTGAACCTGTTGTATTAGCATCTAAACTTAAAGAACCAACAGCTACATTTGTTTCGCCTGTTGTGTTTAGTAATAAAGAATTATATCCAATAGCTGTATTATTTGATGCTGTCGTATTACTTGCTAATGACTCCCTACCAACTGCTGTATTATTAGCACCTGTGGTATTAGCTTCCATAGAATTTTTACCCATGGCTGTATTAAAACTAGCTGTGGTATTAGCTTTTAATGCTTGCATACCGACAGCCACATTATCTGCACCTGTAGTGTTTGCGTTTAAAGCATTTAAACCAACTGCTGTGTTGTTATCTGCTGTAGTGTTTGAATATAAAGCTGAAAAACCAATAGCAGTATTACTTGATGCTGTTGTATTTGAAAACAAAGCACCATGACCCATAGCCACATTATTGTTACCAGTAGTATTACCACCTAAAGAGTGCATACCTACTGCTACAAGATTACCACCAGTAGTATTAGCATCTAAAGAATTTGTACCTATTGCTGTATTTTCTGTACCAGTGGTGTTTGAAAGTAAAGCTGTAAATCCAACAGCTACATTATTCGAAGCTGTAGTATTAGCTTCTAATGCAGCAAAACCAACTCCTACATTACCACTGCCTGTAGTTAATGCTTTTAAGGAATCTGCACCTATACCTACATTATTATCACCACTTGTTAATGCAGCAAATACAGTATCACCTAGACCTGTGTTATTAGTAGCAGCATCTAAAGTACCTGTGCTTGCATTTTGACTAATTAAAATACTGTCAGTAAAGTTTGTAGCATCGGCTAAAATTCCAACATT